ATAAATTGAAAGGAATAGAAAATGGCACTACTAAGTCTGATAGGTCCAGCGACCAAACTAATAGGAAAGTACGTAGAACACAAAGGAAAAAAAGCTGAGCTTGCTTCTAAGTTGGCTACTTTAGCAGAGGATCATGCTCAAGAATTAGCAAAAGGTCAAATTGATATAAACAAAGAACAAGCAAAACATCCTAGTATATTTGTTAGCGGAGCACGACCAGCAATTATGTGGGTCTGTTGCTTAGGGCTGCTATGGCAGTTCTTCATTCAGCCGATTGTAACTTATGTTGCTGTTTTATATGACCCTGAGTTTGTCCCTTTAAATATGGAAATGGAGGGCTTGGTCACGTTAGTTATGAGCCTCCTAGGACTCGGAGCCATGAGGAGTTTTGAAAAGTCAAAAGGTATCGCTAGAGAAAATATGAAAAAGTAATGGCTAGAAGACAAAATTCTTTTGTAAAACTTGTTACAAAAAAAATAAAAAGAAGGTATAATGCTAAACATTTAAGACATAGAAAAAAACTAGGTCCTAAACATCATATGAGAGTTGCATAATGTACGATATTGATACCATTAAAACAATAATGGAACAAATTAAAAAGAAAATACAAAATACAAAAGAATTTGCACTTACTGGTGTAGACAATATGGAAGACCTTATGTATGCTAGAGGTAAGTACAACGCTTATCAAGAGTTGCTTCAGGACTTACGAGACCTGCTTAAAAAGGAAGACAATATATATGATATTGAACGAAAATAAAAAACTCATCCTCCCAGAGGGTGCTAAAACTAATAAAAACATCATCCCTCAAGGGGCAAAACAAACAAAAGAATATTTAGAAACCATACCTGATCCAGTTGGGTATAGACTTCTTGTTAGACCATGGACTGGCTCTAGTAAAACAAAGGGTGGTATATATCTCACAGACCAAACTACAGAGACACAAGAAATGACAACTGTCGTTGGACTTGTGGTCAAAATGGGAGAGCTTTGTTATAAAGACAAAGATAAATTTCCAGGAGGACCTTGGTGCAAAGAAGGAGAGTTTGTTATTTATGGTAGATACTCTGGAGCTAGATTTAAAACTAAATTTGGTGAACATAGAATACTGAACGATGACGAAATAATAGGCAGAATAAAAAAACCCGAGGACATCCTCGCATTATTTTAGGAGTTGTTTATGGCAGAACAAGTTGAACTTGATACTGATGATGTGCAAGAGCAAGAAATTAGTGTTGAAAAAGCAGAAAAAAAAGAAGTAGATGATATTGGTCCGGTCGACCTTGGATACACAGACCCTATCAAAGATGATACAAAAGCAGAAATTAAAACTGAAGAAAAAGAAGAAAAACCTAAAGACAATTTAGAGCAATTAAGTGATGGTGTTCAAAAAAGAATAAATCAGCTCACCAGAAAGATGCGTGAAGCAGAAAGAAGAGAAAAAGCTGCACTAGATTATGCGAAAGGTTTACAAAGTAAATACAACAAAGCAGAAAAAGATAAAATTGTAACTGATGAATCGTATGTAAAAGAATACGAAAACAGAGTTGATGCTCAAACTGAGCAGGTAAAACAAAAATTAAAAACTGCTATGGAGTCTCAAGATTATGAATCTATGATGACTGCTAATCAAGAATTAACTAGTTTAGCTGTTGAAAAAGAAAAAGCAAAGATGCGTAAAGAACAACTTGAGCAACAAAAAGAAGTTCAGAAAGAGGCTAAACCACAAGAGGAGATGCCTCAACAAGCCCCAGAACCTAGCGAAAAAGCTAAAGATTGGGCTGAGTCTAATTCTTGGTTTGGTAAAGATAAAATTATGACTGCTGCTGCATATACAGTGCATGAAGATTTGTTACAGAAGGGGTTTGACCCAGAGAGCGATGACTACTATACTGAAATAAACAAATCTATGAGGGAGAATTTTCCTCAAAAGTTTGCAGAAGAGAAACAACCGATTCAAACTGTTGCCTCAGCGGGGCGGAAACAGCAAGGTCGCAGAAAAGTGACTCTCACTCGGTCACAAGTAGCAATAGCTAAAAAACTTGGAGTGCCACTAGAAGAATACGCAAAACACGTGAAGGAGTAAATATGCAAAAATTAAATAATAGAACCTCACGCGAGTCTCAAGAACGAAAAGCAAGACCAAAAACTTGGGCTCCTCCGTCAAGTCTGGATGCTCCCCCTGCACCAAAGGGTTTTAAGCATCGCTGGATAAGAACCGAAAGTGTCGGTTATATGGATACAGGTAATGTGTCCAAAAAGTTGAGAGAAGGTTGGGAGTTCGTAAGAGCTGAAGAAATAAAAAACCAACTTGGCGATCATGATTATCCAACTATAAGCGATGGTAAATATCAGGGGTTAATCGGGGTTGGTGGCCTTGTGTTGGCAAGGATACCTGAAGAAATAATCGAGCAACGCAAGAAGTATTTTAGAGATATTACTTCTGACCAAGTTAAAGCCGTTGACCAAGATATTCTAAGGGAACAACGACCAGAGATGCCTGTCAATATTGATAGACAATCTCGTGTAACTTTTGGTGGTGGTCGTAAGTCCTAGACTAAGACAACTGCCGTATTTGTAATAATAGCCTATTATTTTACAAGGAGGTAAAACATGGCAAACGTAAGTGAAAAATTTGGTCTTAGACCATATAAAACACTTGGCGGACACGCATGGAATAACCAACAAAGTAGATACACTATTGCTGCAAATTACGGGACAGCTATTTTCCAAGGTGATTTAGTGATACCTGTAACTGCTGGTAATATTGAGAGACACACAGCTGGAAACGCAACTCCAATTGTGGGTGTATTTAACGGGTGTTTCTATACGGATCCGACTACAAGTAAACCAACATTTAGTAATTATTATCCTGGTAGTATCAACGCTAGTGATATTGTTGCTAATGTTATAGATGATCCACAAACTTTATTTTTAATTGACTCAGATGCAGCTTTGACTAGAGCAGGTTTGTTTACTAACTATTCAGTAACAAATGTGACTGGTAATACTGCAACTGGTATATCAAAAGTACAACTTGATGCAAGTGCAGTTAGCACATCATTTAGTTTTGCTCTTCAAGCAGTTGATATATGCCAAGATGTTAATAATGAAGATACTACTGCAGCAAATGCAAATATTGTGGTTCGTATTCAAAATCATTTCTACATGCGTAATAACGCTGCAGATACTGGCGTATAAGGGGGTAAATTATGGCTATATCAAGATCACAACTCGTCAAAGAATTAGAGCCAGGTTTAAACGCTCTCTTTGGCTTAGAATATAATAGATATGAAAACGAGCATGCAGAAATCTTTAATGCAGAAGCATCTGACAGAGCTTTTGAAGAAGAAGTAATGTTATCAGGTTTCGGTTCTGCCCCAGTAAAATCAGAAGGTGCTGGAGTCACTTTTGACCAAGCAACAGAAAGTTTTACTGCAAGGTATACACACGAAACTATTGCGATGGCATTTGCTATTACTGAAGAAGCAATTGAAGATAACTTGTATGATAGATTAGCAGGTCGTTACACAAGAGCACTAGCAAGGTCAATGGCAAATACTAAGCAGGTAAAAGCTGCTAATGTATTAAACAATGCTTTTGATTCAAACTTTGCTGGTGGTGATGGTAAGGAGCTTTGTGCTACTGATCATCCACTCGCAAGTGGCGGAACTTTCAGAAATGAGTTAAGCACAGCTGCTGACTTAAGTGAAACATCTCTTGAGCAATCAATGATTGACATTGCTGCTTTTGTTGATGAAAGAGGACTTAAAATTGCAATGCAAGGCGTAAAATTGATAATTCCAAAAGAAATACAATTTACTGCTGAGAGAATTTTAAGGTCTCCACAAAGAGTAGGAACAGCTGATAATGATATAAACGCTATGGCTTCAATGGGTATGATTCCACAAGGTTATAGAGTTAATCATTATTTAACTGATACTGATGCTTTCTTCATTATGACTGACGCTCCTAACGGATTAAAACAATTTGTTAGAGCTCCAATAAAAACAGCTATCGAAGGTGACTTTGATACTGGTAATGTAAGATTTAAAGCAAGGGAAAGATATTCTTTTGGTTTTTCAGACCCAAGAGGTATCTTTGGTTCTCCTGGAGCTGCATAAACACTTCTCCTCCCTAGAAGGTAAAAAGGGGCTTACACAAGCCCCTTTTTTTATGTATAATATTATTACCAAGATTTTAAAACTGATATAGACTGGCTTGGCAGACTCCCTAGAGGACTATATCTTTAACTAGGAAATTAAAATGGCAACAACAACTTTTTCAGGACCAGTTAGATCCGAAAACGGATTTCAAACTGTTTCAAAAAATTCTACTACTGGTGCAATTACTGTCACTAGTGGAAGTAAAATGGGTACAGAGGCAACTGCAAGTGCAGGTATTGAAGGCACAGCAGCAGTCTACATAACTCAAGTAGAAAGATTAAAAAGTGATGTGGATACAAATGTTAATATTGTAAAAACATCTATTATGATTGATCTTACTGGATTAAATTGTGGTGGTACTGCTGGTGACATCATTGGTAAAGATGGAAGTGGTGTAGCATTCATTGGTAGGGTTACTACTGCAAATCAAGGCACAGTTTTTGGTGTAACTATGGAGTCTTTTGAAACTCCAGCTGGTGG